ATAGTATTACGATATAGTAATGACGAAAGCGGAAGAAAAATTTGATATAAAAAAAAGAACTTATAAATAATATTATATTTATGAAATATAATAATGGAAGCTTGCACCTGGAATTACTCCTATATCACTACCATAAATGTGTTATTGTTTTCTGGTCCTCTTTGTTGGGGTATCTATGAATTAAAAAAATTAACAAAAGTTCTTGAAAATTATAAAACTACAATAGATACATTAGCACCTAAAGTAATTTCTACAACAAATATGTTCGATGATATTACCAAAGAACAACTGGATAACTATCCTTTTATATTGAAACTTAAACAATTAGTAGATAAATCTAATCGTATTTTACACTAATCCGTTTTTTACTAATCCGCTTGTTCTACATTAATTTTTTCTTTTTTATCGTCTTCTACTGGCGTGGCGTTTACCGTTGTTGTATCAGCAGATGCCGCAGATGCTGCACTTTTCGCATATTCCGGAATAATATTTTCCGTCTCAAACAATTCCTTTCGCACATTCGCTTTAGCAGTAGGAGATCCAGGATCAGCATCTATGGTATTTGTATTACCAACATTAAATAACACATCATTAGAATCTATATTTTGTGTTAAACGATTACCCGTTTCGATTGCTTTCTTCTTGTTTTCTTCTATCGCTGCACGTTTTGCTTCTTTGACACGCTGTTCAAAATAATCTTTTGCTGCACTCTCGTTATCCTGTTTATCTGATATCAACTTATTTAGTTCTTCCTCCAAATGTTCGACTTTACCTGTTTTATAAGCATCCGGTTCCCACGGCATCCAGCAACCAATAGGACCTACATAAATATCAAAATGCGGATCTACCTCACGCAACGATTTTGCTCTCGCTTCTGCTTCCGCTTGCGTAGAAAAAGTACCACGAATTTTAATACCACGCACTGATGTTTGAAACTGATTTGCTTCATTAAAATCATCGGTTAAACGATCTTCATTTACATCTAAATAGGTTTTAAATTCTTCCGTAATATCTATATTGTCTATCTTTTCTTTTTCTTCCTTTATAAAATCCTTGAAATCATTGTTTAGGGATGTTCCATCTAATTCATATTTATATGCCACGAAATTAAGAAATTGATTGTATTTTTCCATGGATTTATTGAAATCCCATGATTTTAGAAAATGTTGAAATAAATAATGTTCTCGGTTCTTTAGTATTTTTTCTGGAGATACAAATGAAATACATACAAACTTTTGATTCGCAATCGGTTTGTCTTCTTCTAACATATCAATGTATTTAGGATTTTTAGATCCATCAGGCAACGTTTGTTGTTCATAACTATTTTTATTCGCCATTTTATGTAATTCATAGATTTGTTTTAAGTTTTTTTTCTTCTAACATATTATAATGCTTCAATCTTTTGATTTCGGTGAACTTGTAAAACGCGCTGTAAAATACATCATAGAAGGTATTATGGTCGCTATCGCTGCATACGTCATCCCAAAACAATCGCTCAAGGTTGATGAAATTGCTCTCATCTCCCTCTCAGCGGCGGCTATTTTCTCGATCCTCGATACCTACATCCCAAGTATGGGTGTTACTGCTCGATCCGGTGCCGGATTCGGTATTGGCGCCAACCTCGTCAAATTCCCTGGTGGATTCTAAATCATTTAGGAACCCTTAAGATTATCTATTTTAAATGTTTCATATTGTCTGCAATGGACAATATAAAATTATATTTACTATATGTATATGGTCAAAACATTAAGACAACGTAACAGGAAGCACAGGAAAAGTAAAAAAGGCGGAAGTCTCTCACTTGAAAATTATAATAAACCAGGTAAAATGAAAAAATTTCACACTAGAACAAGGAGAAGTAGTAGTCCAAAACCTATCCGTAGTCCAATAACGCCGTACATGCGGGGCAGGCAAATCATGTGTGAGCAGTTATTGAGAAATGGAATCAAGACGAGGGCAGACTGGGAACAGTTTCTAAAATGCAAAGATGTTAATCTTGATGCTATTGTTGCAAAATTTCCAAATGGCGAGTCATGGATTGCTGCTATAGAGGAAATGCGTAGCGGAAGGGTAGAAAGACAACGTATGAGAATGTAACAGGTAAGTGAAATAATTAATATTTCATTTATACCGTTACTATACACAATCGTTTATAAATGACTTTAGAACAAAACACCCAAACTAATAAAGTAGCAAAAAAAAAGATAAAATAATACTTATGATCCATATCCATTATATATTTTATATTACTATTTAAAAACTTATTACTTATTCATAAGTATTATGAAAACTATAACAACGTTTAAAATTAACAAACAACCTACCTCATATATCATTGCAAATCCTTTAAAACAACAATCTTTTACCCTAAAAGAGTATCAAAATTGGAATTTAGTATCACCAAAATTCACTAGTAAAGAGTATAAAGAGTATTGTCAATTGAATGGTGACATTTTTCGTTAAAACGTTATTATAGTTAAGTAAGTTATTTTGCGTAAAACCAATCTACATCCGTGTTATGTATATAGATTGGTTTGTGTTAAAAACACATTATATTACTTCTGAGTATATATATATATATGAAAACATTATTGTGGATAGGTGATGACCCAAGATCAAAATCGGGATACGGAAGAGTGTTAAATGAAATGTTACCTTATTTATCTAAAGAATATGATATACATATATTATCGGTTGATTATAAAGGTCCATCTAACGAATATAATATAATAGATAGCAATGATGGAACTTCATATGGATTTAGATCGGTTGTTAAATATTATAATGAAATTAAACCGGATATATTCATTCTCTTAAGTGACCATAAAATAATATGGGGTTGGTTACTAGAATTATACAATCATTGTGATATATCTACATGTAATATAATACCATATGTATGCACAGAATATATAGGAATTTGGAAAAGTGATATGGAAATATATAACAAAGTATGCAGTCATATTTTAGTAATGGCAAATTATACCGGCGAAGAAATGAAAAAACAAGGATGTATTATACCATATACTAGATTAAGTCATGGTTATCCAACTACATTACACAAAAAAGATAAACTAGAATCAAGAAAGTTATTAAATATAAATGAAAATGCGTTTGTATTTTTTAGCGGTAATAAAAATCAACCTAGAAAAAGATTAGATATACTTTTAAGAGCATACGTAGTTTTTTTAGAAAAACATCCACATGATAATATTTTACTAGTTATGAATTGTGGTTTAATAGATATGGGTGTAAATATTCCTGAATTATATAAACGATTATGTGAAGACCATAATATACCTAACTACGAATCAAAAATTTATTATATAAATAAAACAAATAGTCCATCACAATTAACCGACAATGAGTTATCCGTAATATATAGTTCGTGTGATGTAGGTATTACAACCTCTACCGGGGAAGCTTTTGGTTTAATACCATTTGAAATGTCCTTATTTAATGTACCACAAATTATACCTAATTTTGGGGGTATAATTTAATCAATATTATATGGAGCTATAAAAATAAATATAAACGATTATTATGTATATCCTAATGTAATACAGAGTTCCTGTGGTATTGGTGGTATAGTACATTTTAATGATGTAGCACAAGGAATGGAATTATATTATACTGATAAACAGTTATTTAATAAACATTGTATAACTGTAATACGTAATTTAGAAGGTTATACTTGGGAAGAAGTATCAAATCAATGTATTCAAATATTAAATAAACAATTCTATATTGAATCCAAATATAAAATACCATCTAAAGAATTAATAGATGAATATCAATCATTATTAATGAAATATAATTATGTATTTGAAAAAATGAATAGTTTTTTAAAAGTAAATAATGAAATTGTAGAAGGAGGTTGTATGTTCGAACATGCACAACTTAGTTGTATAAAAGATGAATACGGTTTAAATAAACAATTAAATCTATATGATTTATCAAAAAATAGCGAAACTATACTTGAAATAGGGTTTAATTTAGGTAATTCTGCTTTACTATATTTATTATCTAATTCAAAAAGTAAAATTATTTGTTTTGATATATGTATTCATAAATATGTAAAATTATGTTTTAACTATCTAAATAAACTTTTTCCAAATCGTTTACAATTAATAGAAGGGGATTCAACCAAAACCATCCCTTTATTTTATGAAAAAAAATATAATAATTATTTTGATTTAATTCATATAGATGGAGGACATGAAAAACATATTGCTCATCAAGATTTCTTAAATACATATCCAATGGCAAAAAATCTAATTATATTTGATGATGATTGCATACCACATATAAATAGTTTATTAGAATCATATATACAAGAAAAATTAGTAGAAGAATATTATCATTATGAATCAATTAGATGGACTCATAAATTATTGAAAAAAGTGTCAAATTCAAATATTAAACAATTAAATAAAAATTCATTTAAAATAACATTTTGAACTATATACTATAAAGATGGATAACTTAATTACTCAAAAATCCATTACAGAAGTTGATAATGTTGATGACTTTAAATATAACAGTAATAAAATAATTTTTTTAGACAAACATATTATAGATTTAAACCCTACGCCAATGGTTTCGTATTTAATAGAAGATAATGAGTTAATAAATAATGCATTTAAAGCATTAGCAGAAACTATCCCAGAACGTAATTTATATATTGATAAAAATCAAGATCCAAATAAAAATAGTATATTATTTGATACTCAAAACGCATATGTTCCTGGAAATAAAATATTAGAAATGGATGCGCCATGTGTATCAACATTAAATAATATCATAGTGCAACATATTACAAATTTATTAAAACTATATTTTCATAATAATGAATGGAATGTATTAATTACAAATTCATGGATACAAAAATATAAAGATGGATCATTTTTAAGTCCTCATAATCATATGATTATTGATCAACAAGAACCAAATTTCAAATATTTTAGTTTAGCTTATTATATTGATGATGGAAATCCTGATGATTTACATACCTTTAACGGATGTATTACATTTCAAGTAAATCAACAACTATTTCATATAAGACCTAAACCAGGATTATTATTAATATGGGAATCTCATTTAATACACAACGTTAATCCTTTTTTTTCCAAAGACAACACCGAAAGAATGATGCTAAGTGCAAATATAATATGTATTCCTAAACGTGTATAGTTATTTGCCTTTTTGTTATAACTTTTTTAATGAGATATTTCTATGTTAGATGATTGTTTTTTTTTTAATTGCAATGTTTCATACAAAGAACCCGTAAACGTTTGTTCACCATAATGACTTAATTTTACTTTAATATCGGCTAACATTAATCCTTTGATTTGTAAAAAATTATAACAAAATCCATAATCTTCACTTAAATAAAATTTAGTGTCTGGTGCTACAAAACTATGAAATAAATTATAATTCTTTTTTGCAATCAAGTGTTCATTGGCAAAATTTTTATAAGCACTTTCCGGATAATGTTCAATCATTTTATTTATAGCATATCTTGAAAGCATCATAAATCCTCCTGCTATTGAAGATGCTTGAACTAATCCTTGTTGTTTATCTGCCTCTTCTATAACTAAATCATTATCAATACCTAACTGGTTAATATTTACATTATAATTCAGTAATATTTGATTCCAATTTTGTTCTTTTAATTGACTTTCATTTTTTATATAATCAAAATTAAAATGTTTAATAGGATAAATGGCACCAAGCATTAGTAAAGGATTATGCTTTTCCGCTTCTATATATTTTGTAGCTATTGTATAAAAAGCATCTACAAAGTCTACTATATCACTGTCTATGAAAAATATATAATCATAGTTAGATTCTAAAAATAATCCAACTAATTCGTTTCTTCCTCTATTTACTAAAGATGTTCTTTTCCACATAACATTAACTTCAAATGGAGATTCTTTATCATTAATTAACTTAAATACGGACGTTACATATTGCATAATTAGATGATCTGTATGAATGGGGGTTGCTATAACAATTTTTTTTTTCTCCATTCAATTATATTGATAATAATTGCTGCTATATTTTACGTATTCGTAATTATACATTTAATTATTATATAATTAATATTCAAATATGTCAGCGTTAACTAACCAATCCTATATTGAATCCACAAGTTGTAAAAAATATTAATTTTTGGATTTCCTCACTGTGGAACTAGTATATTAAAAACTATTATTGGTCATATAGACAGTGTAGAAGAATATTTACTAGAAACCGATACTATTGATAATATTTCTACAAATAAACCATTTCTGATATGTAAAACCCCTTATTGTAAAGACGAATATTTTAGTGATAAATATAAACACTATATTAAGATATTCATTATTCGTAATCCATTATTTATTTTTTCATCATTAAACAAACGATTCGACTATAACATACCAACAGTTCCCTCTTTCAATCATTCCTTTAATCTATATGAATATACTATAAAAAAATTTATTGAGTATAATAATACTGATAGAGATGATAACATATTTAACAATGACAAATATAAAAATGTTATATGGTCTAATGTTAATTTAGTTAATAAGAAACCTGAAAATAAATATACATTTACTAATTTAAAAACAATAACACAGCACAGCATGGATATAGAGAATATGCACCGACTCTATAGAACATGGCAAATTAATCAACAATTTATATCGCAAAATGATATTTCTAAAATTGATTTAACTGAGTTTCAAAAAAAAGAAATACTTACTAATTCTTATGTTCTTCAACTTTATCCTGATATAAATTATTTGCTTTGGTTAAATCACCAACAGCAAATTAAACGGTGACGATAAATTCCCAATTGAGTTCATTGCATATTTTTTTCCATATTTCATCTTGTTCGATGCGTTTATCGCGATCTTTCAGCATGGGAAAGTAGGATAAGAAACTGGTTTCTCCCAATAATTCGCATAATTTATAAACGGTATAATAGTAATTCAAAAAATTCACGCGGTTATCGGGACAGAATTTCGCATAAGGGCGTTGGATTTCCGTAAAAAGGTTGCATAATTTGTCTTCTAATTCCGGGGACATGACGGGTGGTTTAATTCCCAATTTTTCTTTGATAAAAGGGATATGTTCATAATACTTGTTGTATCCTAATTTTTTCAATATTTCCTTTGCTTTTTTATTATCTATATCTTTAATTTCGATTCTTTCTTTTTTAATTTGTGCTTTAATATTATACATCACTTCTTTGGGTATTTGAGTAGTTTCTTTTGCTTGAAATTGTGCGATTATTTCCCGAAAATGGTTAATACGTTTGTAGGCATAAAAACAAACTTCTTTGGGCGGTTCTTTATAAGAGGGTTTATCATAATCAAGTAAAAATTGTTTTTGAAATCCACATTTATTGCATATAATAATTCCTTCGTGTTCTTGAGAAACCATTTCACCTTGTTTGCATAATTCGCATATATCATTTTGAACCACATAATTAGATAAATTTAATACACCTTCATTGATGTTCATAAGATATTTTTGCATATCTGTTTCAGATTGTTTAATATGTTCGGATTCATTAGTTTGTTTTTTAGATTTCTTAAAAAAGTTATTTAATATAATAGTTTTATTCGTGCCTTCAGAAATAGTTTTTTTTTCTTCAAAATATGAAAAAATATATTTTGAATTTTCCAAATAATAATTCTGTATTTCTTTTTTTAATTTATTAATTTGTTTTTTTAGTTTAGCAATATTTTTATCATATTTTTTATACAATTCTTCTGTTGGTTGATATAACTTTTGTTCTTGTAATAAACTATTGATTTTTTCTTGTAATTCAGGTATTTTATTAGTTTCATAATCGTGAAACTTGTTGATATATTCCTTGTGTTTTATATCTAAGGTAATATTTCGTTGAACGTCTGTAGTTATTTCTTTATTTGTTTTTGGTTTAAAACTAGGCATATATATATAATTAAGGATATTTTTTCATATTGTTTTCTAGACTAATGTATTATGAATACAATAATAGATAAATCTACTATATCACAATTACAATTACATAAACTAAATTTTATACATAATGCTTTACAAAATGGGTGGCGTGTAGAACAAAAAAAAGATAAATATATATTTACAAAAGCTCACGATAATAAAAAAGAAGTGTTTTTAGATGACTATTTAGAGCAATTTATTTATACAAATATCACAAATATAACGATAAATGATGTTTAAATTTTTATACATTTGTTTAATTTACCGTTATTTTTTTTTTAAATTGTAAAATCAAAAATTATTTTCTTTAGCAATATTATAATGAGTGGAGGACTTTTACAACTCGTAGCCTATGGAGCTCAAGATGTATATCTTACTGGAAACCCCCAAATTACATTTTGGAAAGTAACTTACAGACGCCACACCAACTTCGCGATGGAATCGATTGAACAAACTTTCAATGGCCAAGCCGATTTCGGTCGCCGTGTAACCTGCACTGTATCCCGTAATGGTGATCTTGCTTACAGAACTTACCTTCAAGTAACTCTCCCTGAAATCAACCAATCGATGGCGAACAAAACCAACGATAACGACACTGGTGTATACGCTCGCTGGTTAGATTTCCCTGGTCATCAACTTATCTCGCAAGTTGAGGTTGAAATTGGAGGCCAACGCATTGACCGCCAATACGGTGACTGGATGCACATCTGGATGCAACTCACCCTCACCTCGGAGCAACAACGTGGTTACTTCAAGATGATTGGTAACACCACCCAACTCACCTTCATCACCGATCCTTCTTTCTCGGACATTGATGGCCCTTGTGAGTCGTCTGCCCCTCGTCAAGTTTGCGCTCCTCGTAACGCTCTTCCTGAGACCACCCTTTACATTCCTCTTCAATTCTGGTTCTGCCGCAATCCTGGTCTTGCCCTTCCTCTTATTGCTCTTCAATACCACGAAGTTCGTTTCAACATTGACATTCGCCCCCTTGAGGAGTGCCTCTGGGCCGTCAGTTCCCTCAGTGAATGCCCTGGAGGTGCTAAAGTAACCACTGCCTACCAACAATCTCTTGTTGCTGCTTCGCTCTACATTGACTACATCTTCCTTGATACCGATGAGCGTCGTCGTATGGCCCAAAACCCCCACGAATACCTCATTGAGCAACTCCAATTCACTGGCGACGAGTCGGTTGGTTCCTCGTCCAACAAGATCAAACTTTCCTTCAACCACCCGTGCAAGGAACTTATCTGGGTTGTTCAACCTGACGAGAACGTAGACTACTGTGCTTCGTGGGAATGCGGTCAAACTCTTTACGGTCTTCTCGGTGCTCAACCATTCAACTACACCGATGCTCTTGACGTCCTTCCTAACGCCATGCACGCATTCGGAGGCATGGATTCGCTTGCAGCTGATTCGAGCGCCTTCATTGACCCCCAAGTTCTTGGTCTTGACGGCACCTCCAGTGCTGGAATGTTCAACGATGCTGGTGCTGTTGATGTAACCAGTGCTACTGGCGGCGATGCTCAATGGGGACAATTCAATGGCGACAAGACCTCGGGCAAATACGGTCTTCCTAACTTTGCTAACGCCAACCAAGCTACCAACAACTTTGACGGCAACAACAGTCAAGTAGCTAACACCACTTCCACCGTATCGGATGCTGGTTCGTTCGTTCTCACTGAGACCTCGCTCGACATGCACTGCTGGGGCGAGAACCCTGTAGTAACCGCCAAGCTTCAACTTAACGGCAACGACCGCTTCTCGGAGCGTGAGGGCACCTACTTTGACCTTGTTCAACCATGGCAACACCACACCCGCAACCCCGACACTGGTATCAACGTATACTCGTTCGCCCTTCGCCCAGAAGAGCATCAACCATCGGGATCGTGCAATTTCTCGCGCATTGATAACGCGACCTTCCAACTCATTCTTTCGAGTGCTACTGTTCAAGGCACCAGAACCGCCAAGGTCCGTGTTTACGCTACCAACTACAACGTCCTCCGCATCATGAGTGGTATGGGTGGTATGGCTTACTCGAATTAAATAATCTATTGTATTTGTGAAATAAATTATAAATATATTTCACAAAGAAAATCTTCCATCAATATATAAATGAGTGACGTATTAAATGGAATTTCACATTTTTTAGGAATATGTGTAGGAATAATTATTTTATTATTTGTTATAGGATATATCTTACAAACATCTGTACCCACGTCTAAACCACCCAATCCCACTAAAAAATCTCATTATCATTTAGTATATAATAATAATAAATCAAACAACGACTCTTCTAGTCAGAATACGAATACCAAATCTGTAGAAAATTATGAAACTTCAGATCCTTTTTATAACAATAGCAGTATTTATTAAAATTTTTGTTTAATTTTTTATCTGCGTTTAGATTATAATGGAAGTAACTAGTAATCTAGATGCTCCTGCGGGATGGCGCAAAAAAATGGCTCTTGCTGAAACTGTAGATGCCGGAATTTCATTTCAAGGTGGTCTTAGCACTGGTTTTATTGGTATCAATCGTTACCAATCTATACAGCGAAACAAAAACATCAATAATACTAGAGTGAGACAAATACCTTATCTTGCACCAACTATTAACAGTGGATTGAATGCAATTAGAGTTGCTGGTAGACAACCAACCAAAATATATAATTAAATACACTTAAATATTTTTTATTATATCAATATATAATGCAAATATTTGTGAAAACGCTTACAGGAAAAACAATTACTTTAGACGTTGAACCTTCAGACACAATTGAAAATGTAAAGCAAAAAATCCAAGATAAAGAGGGTATTCCGCCTGATCAACAACGTCTTATTTTCGCAGGAAAACAACTTGAAGACGGACGCACATTGTCTGATTACAACATTCAAAAAGAATCGACTCTTCATTTAGTACTTCGTCTACGCTAAGGTTGCGTTTAACACAAACGGTAAAAAACTAATGCCCGCATTTTGAATTTCTAATAATGAATTAAATATAGGTTCATCTAAATAATGTGGATTAAATCCCAACAATAAGGAAGATGCTATTAATGCTACCATATTAACCATATTAGATTTTTCTTCTCCTATAACAACCGGTATTGTTTGTATACCATTCTCACAGTCTTCTATAATATCTTTATTGTCTATGATGTTACTCGCAGCGAATAGGGTTAACGTACAAGGTAAATAATCTTGTGGCGAATAAAGTATATTATAATTGTGTTCATACATAACGCATGGTAGTATAATAGCAGCAGTCGTCCACATTAAAGCGATATACAAGGGTTTTAGCATACCTAAATATTTTTTCATATTACTATAATAACGAGTGGATTCTAATAATAATAGAAAAGGAATATTCATTTCAGGGTGTTCACTGAGTATAAATATACTTAAAATACCCATTTCCGATAAAAATAAACTAACCATCATTAAACGTTTATGACTATTGATGTAATCGTATAAATCTTTTTTGGTAGTGGAATAAGGGTTATTCGAATAGTCTAATGCATCTTGATATCGGTCTGTACCATAAACGTAATACCCTAATAGAAATTCCAAAAATACCGATTTAGCGCTTACAATGTTCTCGCCATAATGTAATGTCGTATAGGCATTTTCAAATATCGTTAAGGGGATACCTATATCTAAACCAGGAAAAGGGTTCATCATAACAATAGAAGTGGAGAGACCTTTTCTATTTATTAAAGAGCGACCGGACAAAGCAATTCTTTGTGTCCATGGTTTACTAATTAACATATAGTATAGTATATGTTAATTATTTTAAATACATACTATAAGGAAAAATCTACAATATTATAATAGGTTTGTAATAGATTCGATCCCATATCATCACCATATTGAGCCATTTTTATACTAAATAAAATTATATTTTTTTGAGTTTCATGATCTAATACTGGATTATTTAATATATCATTAATAAATATATTATTCGCGTGTAATATACTATGTCCTATATTATCTACATGAGGTAATATACTTGATATTGTTTTTACAACAGAGTTGCCTACATGTTCTCTAATATTTAAAGTGGTATCCCCTTGCTCTTTTGTATGTTCAATTAGCGAGAAAACATTTGGTTCAAATACATTTTTATATTTACCTAATCCATCATAATGTTTATATATAGCATGATTATAATCGTATAGAGATGTTGGTATTATGCATGATACACCATTTAATAATCCTAATATAATTATTGGTAAGATTTTCATATATATATATACTTATTTTA